CCTATATCTGACCGCATAGATATTGGAATCAAATCCAATATCTATTATTCTGTGTTGTAATTTACTCTGCTGTATTGAACTGCACTGTTCTGCTTTTTTATTGGTTAATTCCAATATGTATACGGTCAGAAAAAGTATTGTTTGTTGGCCTGCTCAGTTAGCAATATTTTTTTGCTTAATTTTTTTTACTGTAGTGTCCTGTTGTTTCCTATATTGTGATATGCTGTTTTTTAATGTGGCGCAATAAAATATTGCCAATTCAGCAGGCCAATTATTACTATTAGCTAATTAAGGAAAGAATTTCTTCTAACTCAGTCAAATAGCTATATTTCTTTTTGAATGCCCTTAATTCTTCCTGTGCTTTATTTAACAAATTCTTATATTCATCTTCTTTCCTCATTACCAGTTGTACGGGCTTATATTCTCCTGTCCTATCTCCGGTATTGTAAAATAACCTTATGGGTGTTTTTTCTTCGGTTTCTTCTTTAATGATTACAAGATTACGTATTACTTGTTGTGCCTGATGTTCTCTGTATTTTTCCCCTGCTATAGAATCATTCCATTCAAAACATTTATGTAATTCTGTTTTTGGATTCCTGGCATGTTCTACTACATTGGATGGTGTACACTTAATTGCTGATAATTCATCCGAAACTTTTTCGGCATCTGCTTTAAAAATTCCATTAATATTCCATGCAGCTTTCATGACCTCACCTCCTACTCTAAGAAATAAGCTTGTCCACTTTGACTTTTAAAACATCCGCAACCGCTTTAAGGCTTTTTACAGTTGGGCTTGAATCATTCCATTTGCTAATAGCTCCATTCTTTAATCCAGCTTCGATTTCAATTGACCTAACACTCAAACCTCTTTCTTCGCATATTTCTTTAATTTTGTCATAAATCAATTTATCACCCTCTCTTCTTTTAGAAAATGTTCAGCAAAACTCTTGACAAAACATAGAAAGTATTCTAATATAAAGTTACCACACAATTTATTAGAAAAATATCTGTACCCGTTAAGTTTTACCGAAAGTTTTCTGTATCTATATCTCTATTATACAGAACTCTTTCTAATTGTCAAGCTTTTTTTGCAGAATTTTTTCTGTGGATTAGAAAGGAGTTATATGACCGTATATGAGCGGATTGAAAGCTTAAGAAAATCCACTGGGCTTTCGCAAGGAAAACTAGAAAAGGAGCTGGGTTTTTCTAATGGTTCTGTTTCTAAATGGAAAAACAGCACTCCTACACCGGAGAGATTGCAAAAACTTGCTGATTTCTTTGGAGTAACTGTTGATTACTTAATGAATGGGAAGGAGGAATCCCCAGAAGAAAAGAAGCCCACTCTTTCTAATAACGAAGAGCTTAATGTTATTAATGATGTTGACGAAATTATGAAGCGCATAAGGAACAACGAGACGGTTGTCCTAAGATTTAACGGCGAGGATTACTCAGGAGATGAGGATGAGGATAAATTATTAAGAGACTCACTGTTATCTCTTTGCAGGGCAGCTAAGATTAAGAAAAAGCAGGAAGGCTTTGGAGAGTAGCGATTGGAGATTAAAGATACTGTTTTGAATCTGGTTGAAAAATACGGAACCAGAAATCCTATGGAAATTGCGGACTATTTAGGTTTTATTGTACAAAAGCATGACCTGGGGAAATACTCGGGTTATTACATAGAATACGAAGGAGTACCGTGTATATGCATCAACTCACGCATTACCGATACCAAATACAGTGATATTGTCTTAGCCCATGAAGTAGGTCATGGGGTGCTACACAAAGGTACTGAATGTATGTTTTTTGGAGGAACCTTTTTTAGTAAGGCTAAGCCCGAGCAAGAAGCAAACATTTTTACTGCTGAACTTTTAATACCGGACAAAACTATATTGGAAAATCCAGGAATGAGTAAAAAAGAACTTGCTGGATTAACGGGATATAGGGAAAAACTTTTTGATTTTAAAATAATCGGAAGGAGGAACTGATTTTTTTGAGTATTAAAGGAACTACAAAAGAGTTATTTATCGGAAAAGAAGAAATAAATATTTTCAACTTTTTTGGCTCTAAAACAACACTGCAATATTCTAATATGAAAAAAATCGAATATTGCTTTGCAACCAAAATCAAATGTGGTTATATGAATTTTATAAGCCGTACTAATGAGAAAACCATGTTTGAGTTCGCATATAAAGCTAATGAACCTATTTTACGAGCTGTAGATTATATATCGGAAAATTGTCCCGATTTGCCTGTGGTTGAAATAGAACAACAAGAACAGGCTTTTGCTCAAACTCCTAAAGAAAATAAATCAGGTTTAAAATGTCCTAAATGCAAAAGCCATAATGTGGACTTATGGTCGAATGAAGCTAACTATCATATAAAACAAAAAACATCTGTAAATTTGAATCCTTTGCATCCTCTAACCGTGTTTAATACAAAAGAGGAAAAAAAAGAAAAAAAATCTGCTGCAAAAATTGGACTTGGTATAGCTACCGCTGGCACCTCTTTGATTTTTACCGGAACAAAAAAGAAAGCGCATAATGAATACTATTGTCGTGATTGCGGAAACAGATGGATTGGAAAATAAAATAAAACCGGCCCCTGCGCCAACAGGAACCGGCCTACATACCCGAAGATATGCACTATAATTCGCACCTATATTGTACCATCTTCGGGGCGGCTTTGCAAGATATTTGCGGAGCTGTATTTTTTATACCTATTTTTAGGAAAATCAATTGAAGGAGGAAAGGAAATGACAAAGAAAGCCCCGAAAAAGAAAAAAGGAGAACTGCCATCCAAAAATATCCGTGTACAATTATACTTATATACGGATGAAAAAGGTAAACGGCATTACAAAAGTTTTGTTGCCCCATCACGCAAAATCGCACAAGAAATGGCTGCTAGATGGAAATTAGATATGAAGGATAAGCCCATAGAGCAATACAACGTACCGGAAGAGGACGAGGACGAAGATATAACAGTGAGCCAAGCTATTGAACGCTATTTAAACATCAAGAAAGGCGTTTTAAGCCCCTCTACCATCAGAGGGTATGTTGGTATGCAAAGGCAGTATTTTGACGGCTTATTTGGGCGTAAACGGCTCTCAGAGCTATCTAATCCATCTGTACAGATATGGGTAAGTGATTTGGCAGGAAAACAACTGTCTCCCAAGACAGTTAGAAATGCCTATGGCCTATTATCAGCATCATTGGAAATGTTTGCGCCTGATTTAACCTTAAAGGTAAAGCTCCCACAGAAAAAACGCCCCGATTTATACTGCCCCAATGACAATGATATCAAAAAGCTGTTAGACGCTATCAAAGGTACAGATTTAGAGATAGCCGTGTTACTGGCTGCATTTGGCCCACTCAGACGTGGAGAGATAAGCGCCCTTACTGACAAAAATGTAGAGGGTCGTATTGTCCATGTAAGAGACAATATGGTAAAGGGGCCAGACAATCAATGGTACATTAAGCAGCCAAAGACGGATGACAGCACACGGGATGTAGAAATGCCAGCATTTGTAATTGAGCGGATATCTAGCAAAAAAGGAAAGCTGGTTGATATGAACCCGGATTATATCACACATAGATTTGGGCGAGTGCTTAAAAAGATTGATGTACCGCATTTCCGTTTCCATGACCTCCGGCATTATGCTGCATCCATTATGCACGCCATAGGTGTACCAGACCAATATATATTGCAGAGGGGAGGATGGGCCAGTGACAATATCATGAAAACTGTATACAGAAATGTAATTGACCTGGAATCCGTCCGGCAGAATAAAAAAATCAATAAGCACTTTGAAAAACTGAACAGCATGTAAAAAACAGCATATTTCCGTGTTGCATCGTGTTGCATATATCTTAAATAATATAATATAATCCTCCGTGTGACATGGAGGAAGTGAGGTTGTAAAACATGAAAAAACCTTGTAAATACGTTGTTTTTACCGTATCTACAAGGTTTTAAGGAAAAGCTGCTGACGGGAATCGGACCCGTAAAATACAACGGTTTTATGCGGTTTGTAGGCTCCGTGTTGCATTTCGTGTTGCATATTTCCGAAGATGGTACTTTATTTATATAAGCGTCAGAGTCAAGTTCTGGCGCTTTTATATTGAATTAGAATCCTCTATGTACCAGACATCCAGTGCCCCATTGTCCTGGCTATGCCAGCACGCCCCCTCCAATGGACCGTTTGGTGTAGGGTCAAAGTAATACCAATCCCCCGAACCATCATCCGGGTCACATGCACTTCCATTCCAGCGGTGCCAGCTGGTGCAAGCATATCCGTCTTTGTTAAACAGATACCAATGGTGATTTATGACACACCACTTATTAGCCGGGTAAGTTCCATCTGGTCTGCGGTACCACCAGCCGTTATTATCCTTAATCCAGCCAGTGCGTCCCTCTGTCACCCAGGTTTTCATAAATTCATCCGGGGTGCGATATAGTTTCTTGATTCCAGATGTGCTACTTCCCCAATCCGGCAATTGGAAATGTGGCTTGTCCACAGGAGACTTCCAATTTCCACCCCATTCAAGTCCCAAAGATACACCGATAGCACCTACACGGTTAAAAAATCCACCAATTTCATTATAAGCTCCAGCTCCGTCATTGCGGAAGATATCAAAGGCAGTACCCCACTGATGATATGAGCTGTAGCTACTGCCTGGAGCATTAGTTACAATGTTCCCCGGTTTAGTCCTGCCCTGAGCATATAACGCATCCTGTTCTGCCACAGTTCGCAATGTTTCGCCTATCTTAATTTTTAATCCCTGTTTATTACATTCATCCACTAACTGACCTGCTAAAAGCTGTAAGCGTGGATGACACAATGTGATATCTCTCATAATCATCCTCCAATTATACTGTTTTTCTGCTGCTCTGTAATCCATCCAAGTAATACAGCCCGGTTAAGCTCATCAACGGTTAATGGCCCTTTTCCATTGTTATATAACCTTTTTAACGTTGTATACATGTTACACCTCCAGCTGATTTAAAATTATTGCATCCACTGTATCTTGCAATGTCCGCACTGTATCCCGGATATCTGGCCTACGAAGTTTAACAACCATAATGCTATCCTTCACTTCATTGGTTTCATAATTCGGCTCTTCCTCGGTTCCGGTATTTACTGTTTCAGATGAAATGACATAATCCATTTTCTTGCGCATCTCAACCAGCTGAGTAAATCCGGTTTTTACTTCCATCGGCTGACCGTCCAAACCAAGTATGTAAATTTTTTCTGTATTTGTCGGATTAAATTCGGATTCTACCGTTTCAAAACTATCTAGGACGGGAAGAAACGACAGGGTTAGGTAATCGCCTGATTCTTCCACCCCGTTTGTAATTAAGTCGTATTTTGTGTTGTTTAATAGTTTTAATTGGTTCATTTTACTCCTTTCATGGGTATGTTTTTATATAGCAAAATAGCAATTTAAGCCAAAAGGCCAATATTAGTGATTTGACAAATGTATCCAACGTTGCGGCGGCGGCTAATGGAAAAGTGGAACTGAGTGGTGGCCCGATTAAAATCATTGCCCATGCAGGTGATGGTAAATGGGCATTTCAGCAACAATATGATGACGGAAATATATTATCACTCAGTATTAATGATACTCAAATTGCTTATGATTACTATGACGGTAAAACCTGGACTAATAAATGGACCAAGTGATTATTTGTTCCATGAGGGTTTCCACGTACCATTCTCACGGTAGAAAAACTGCATTGTGCCATCCGTGATTCCAATATTGAGTGCATAGCCAAATTCTCTATTCTCTCCGGTCAGCCACTGGATTATAACATTATTACCGTCAATTCCAATTGCAAATCCGGTGACATTAACCATAACAATTGAGTTTTTTAAATTGTTAAAATCACTGGTATTCGTTTTATCTGATAAATTGCTATTTAAGTCATTAATCGCGAGCTGCATTGTATTAGCTAAAGCCAATGATGGAACCTTATCTGTAGCATCAGATAATACGTTAGATATAGCAGATAACGCTAACTTCTCCCGGTCCAGTTGCTTTAATGCATCAATTGCTTTATTGGCTGCATCAGTTACCCGTTTTATTGCCTGTTCTGTTTTGTTTAAGTTTGTCTCATCCAAATCCGGCTCAGAGTCATTAACATACACAGTAGGTATATATTCTTGGATATTTTCTATGTTATTCATGTAACCTCCTTACAGATTAAATCTAGCCAAATATAAATTGTAGTCAAACGCAGCCCCAGAAGCTCCAATATACAGGTAGGCATTGCCAGTTATGCCGCTTAAGGTAAATGTTTTTTCTTGCTCCCATTCAGCGCCGGAAGAGCTACTTCTTCCAATTGACCCATCAAGTAATATGTCACCTAGATTCGGATTATATCTATATTGCACGCTTGAACCGGACTGATATGCTTCCTCAATATAGTTTTCCACCCTATTCCGGCATACCATAACCTTGCAAACCTTTCCGGTTCCAGACATTTGGACCGTAACCGATTTTACATTTGTAAGGTTGATGGGTAGGTCAAAAACAAATGCGACTGTTTCTCCTGAACCTGCACTTGCTTCTATGTGGTCCTTTGACAGTTTTACCGTACCAGTACCTTGTCTATATGTTGTATACCTAAAATATGTAATACCCTGTGAGCCATAAAATGTCCCGAATAGATATGGGGTATATGGGTCCTCATTTACATATCCTTCCCACAGTCCAGGACCTACGCCTGCAACATATTCACCTTTCTTAATGACCGAAGGGGTTAGGTTTTTAACCGGATTAATAGTGATATCACCATTCCCGTATTTTCCAGCAGTCTTGACCGTGATTTGTTTTGCTCCAGGACCGATTGTCTGTGCATTAAATGTTTCAATGTTCTGGGTGATTTTCCCACCTGAATAATATCCAGGTTCAAGTTTTATTTCCCCGTTTGCCGGCAATATAATTGTTGGGGATTTTTTGTCTGGAAGTGTTCCGGTCTGTTTCTCCTCGCTTCCTTTCCCAAGGAATATATTACCTTCCAATACATCCTCTGGCATTGCTGTTAAGTCATCCAGATTCGCTTGACTACCAAATTTATGTAACGCCAACTTCGCCATATACACCATCCATTCCACTAACTTACAAAACCCTGCCATGTACCAGTTACCGCCCCTTCACCTTCACCAACAGTCACGCCATATTTTATCACTTCCGGTCGCAATCCGCTTACTTCCAATACAATAATATCATACATTACGTATTTTCCTTTTGTTTCAATCACCTGTTTACCAGGACCAGGGTCAACAAATCCACCTCTGTATGTTTCAAGGTTTTGGAAGAATGTATCATTTCCATCATGGTATCCAGGCGTAATATTATATGTTTCATTTACGTCCATCTTTTTATTAATCGATTCAACATCTTGCATTGTCCCAGACTGTTCGTTATCGGTCCCAGCTCCATAAAAGGTTTTTCCCTTTTTAACTCTTGGTGAGGTAGCGGTTAGGCCGGTAACATCAACCCCACTTCCTTTAAACGGTAATCCAAGTTTCATTGTTATATTCCTTTCAATACAAGTATAAAATCAGCTGTTGGTTTCCTAAAATCACAGGTAATAGTCACTGACCCATTATTTGTTACTATACCGGTAATATATCCAACACTTCTGTCTACGGCTTTCTGTTGCTGCTCCGAACTGATAGTGGGATATTCAAACATGGGTACAGGCTCATCTGTATTCTTTATATTTGCGTTAACAGTTTGTGTATACGGTGCCTGTGTACTCCACCCAGATGCAGGATAATTGAGCCTAATGGTTCCAATCATATCCGCAACTGTCCCTTCTATTTCATTGACAGTCTTATTGGTATTATTGATATCGTCAGCAGAAAATACGTCACCTACCTCTACGTAAATGGTTTTATCCTCCAACGTAGACAACCCAGTTGTACTGTCGGTGATAATCTGGTATTTACGCATCCCGGAAAATTTATCATTTTTATAATCCGTTTTTAAACTCATAGACTTATGCTCCTATTTCCTATTGCCTTTGTTCCAAGTTTAAATGCAAGGTGGGTTGGACCCGGAAATGATTTTTCAATCAAATCTCCCACATCATATATAATCTTTTCTATGGCATTGGCCTGATAAATTGACGTATATGTAATTTTATCTGGAGTAAGCGGGGTACTTTCAAATGTGTAATAAGCTGACCGGATAGCAACGATATTTTTATGTAGACGTTCCATCTCAGCATCAGTCCTATGGTCTTGTGGTTTCCATGTTTTTGATACTATTGTGTGCTTATACCCATATTTATTAAGCACATAGGATACCCACTTAACAGCATTCTCTATCCGGTTTAAGTCTCCATAGTCTATGTATGCCTTATTTCTAAGGTTATCTACATCAGCTTGTACGCGGTCAAAAATAAGCGCTTCCAAATACTCACTCATGTATTTTTACCTCCGCCTTGATTTCATTGGGAGAAAAACTATAATTGTAACTCTCAATAATGCCTATGCGGTATCCATCATAATCTGTATCAATTTTAACTTTTTGTCCTAACTTTTTGTTTCCTATAAGTACGTCACCAACAACATTTTCTGCTCGCTGGTAATATGCATATACGCGGTCAAGCACTTGTTGCGCATTTCCGCTATAAACTAATGTTGCATCTGTTACTTCGCGAATATTTTTGTTAAATACAATATCTGGATTTTCCTTAAGGATTGAAGTGGTAAGATGGTTATATCTTTTACCAGTTAGCGTTACATTGCCACCGGTTCCGGTTATGTAAGCATAGTTATCACCATACTGACCAATGGTACCACCAGTTATCTCCAAACTGTGATAAGGTTCGCTAAAAATAATCTCTGCTGTTCCATTTAAAGTATCATTATATAATTCTTGCGCTTCATTAGATTTTTTATAAGTATGTACTGTCAGCCTGATTCCAGTAACAATATCAGAATGCTCTAATGTAACACCGGAAAACACTTCATCCGGCAAGAATTCACCACTCAAAGCATTCTCCTGTGGATATATAACAATTCCATCATAATTGCTTGTATCTGCAATAGCTCCAATAGCAAAGCATATGTATACTAATGCGTTTCTCTTTGTGGTATACGGTATGTATCCATAAAGCGGAATATCTGAAAATGATTCATCCAATAAATAATTAAAATCTTCATTCTCAAATATTTTTTCTAATACTTCAGAAACCGGCTGGCCTGTATATATTCCTCCAGCGAACTCATTACCATCCAATACACCCACTGCATCATGCGCGTCCATATGGTAATCTGTTTTGTTTTTTCTTGCGCCGTTTTTTAGATAAAAATTCCCTATCAACTCTCCATTAAAATACAGTGTAAGCTTCTGCTTTTTTTGCAAATCAAACGGTATATTAGATGTTGTTCTGACCGTAAAATTCAAAGTGTTGATACTTATGCTTTCTGATATGGCATTGATTTCTTGCAAACAGTTTCTTTCCAGCAATTCGTTGTCCAGAAAGTCTCTGTATATTCCATAATCTATTCTGGTGACAAATACCGGCCTGATGGGTTTTGATGTCTGTAAAAATGTGATTTCCAGCTTATTATATCCTCTCACATAATTATTACAAAAATATCGCACTGAATCCGGGTAAAACTCCATATCTGACAATAGGCTATTATCCGAGTACCACTTAATTCTCATTCTGGTGCAATAATCGCCCGACATCATATTAAAAGTAAAAAGCAACCCTACACTAGTAAATTTCTGATTAAATGTCACTGTTAACATGGGGGATTCAATCAACGTTTCAGTTGTTGATTTCGGGTATAAAAACATTCCTGGATGCAAACCCATTTGAGGTTTAAGCCCCTGGCTCTGCTTAACATACCCAAACAATCCCTGCTCATTTGATACTTCCGGGCTTATGTATCCGTAAGGAAGCGGATTATCTGGAAAATTAATATACTTTCCATTTAATAAAGAAAACCGCGGAAAGCATAGAGCGTATCCGGGATAAGAAATATCATCCCGCTTTAATTCCGGGAATTCTTGCTCTGTTATCGTCCCACGCGGATGTAAACCAGGGCCTGGATGAAGCCCTAATCTCGGTCTTAATCCAGGTCTTGTAATGGATGCTGTACTATTTTCTTTGGCATAAGGGGCCAAATCGTCATAAACAATCTTTAATCCCTCAGTGTTCTGTTCTGCGTCAGATAATATGGATTGCTTTAAAAACACATCACGGCCTCCTCTGCGGCTCCATAGCGGTAAAGGTAATAGATAACCCGGTCCAATGGTTACGCTGCCCTTCTTTTCCATTCTTGTTGATTTTTATTTCATCATCCCCGCTTGTTATGTATGCTTCAAACTCTTTGGTTTCCTGTCCGTAAGGAAATACCATATTGTGAGACTCAACCGGGGCAGATATGATTTCGTAGAACGTATCATAGTCAGCCGGATTACTTCTTTCCGCATCAATATCAAGCGTATAATTGAAAAATGTACCAATGATATCCCGGTGCATCCGGTAAGACTGCAAACGGCCAGAATTTTCACTATCTGCGACCGAAAAATTTCGCTTTAAGGATTTTACCCATAGACGGAGGTTGACACCGTCTATGGTAAATACTCCGTTTCCATTCTGCGCCATTATGCACTCCCTTCTGTTACCATCGTTACACCTACACGGTTCTTTTCGTTTTTCCCAAATTTAACCACGAGCTGACCAAACCTTGTACCATCAAGTATTAGCTCTGCTTTGGCAATCTGATTTCCACCAGATATATTGCTTTCTGCCAGTGCTTCTTTAAGGGCTTGCTTCATAGTTGATAGCGGGGATACCACTTCTGTTTCACGGTTATTGTCTCCCAGGATAGCGGCAAACATTCCGGCCCGTGGTGGTACTACTGTACCGGTTGCAAGCATCGGCATTCTATAGGGAACTGCCGCATAGGCAGACATGGGGTAGGCACTTCTTCCCCCATACCCACCAGAATATCCGGCAGATGCAGCACGCTTACCTGCATTAATTGCGATTGTAGCAGCAGCTATTCCGGCGGCTAATGAAGCAGCTACAACACCAGCTCCTACGCCACCAGCCAAAGCGCCCAAAGCAACCGCCAATATTCCTACTGCCGAAGCAGCTGCAAGTATACTTGCTATAACTTTTTCTGTTGGTGACATGTTATTCCAGTTCTTGGCCAACACAGCAATCAGCGATATTATGCCTGATATAGCAAGGACAAGGGGATTTATATTTGATACAGTTCTTGCTAAAAGTGAAATAACACGTTCTCCAATTGCCATGAAACCTCCAAGGTTGCTTATTAATTGTCCTATCCCCAATACAAATTCTGAAAACTTCCATGCTGCAAAAAATGCCAGTACTGCAAGTGTAATATTTTCTACCAATGTCTGGTTTTGACTTACCCAGTCTGAAAATCTAGTGAGCCATTCTACAATTTTTTCTAATGCAGCTATGATAACTCCCCCGGTCCACTCTCCTAATGGCTGTAAAAATTCTTCCCATAACCATATTCCCAAAGGCTTAAGTGCATCAATCACACTATGTATTGCTTTTAATGCTTCCGCAATTAAATCAAATACTGCCGGCAATGCTTGTTCTATTCCCCATTTTGCAATAGGAAGCAATACATTGTTAAGAAACCACAATAATAAATTTCCAACATCTGATACAATGGGTTTTATAGCAATTAAAATCCTATCAAAGCTTTCCAGCAAAGGAGTAAAATCTAAATCCGCAGACCATTCTTTCAAACTTTCTGATGCCTGACGGAAAAATCCTGTTATTTCAAGAATGATATCCCCCAAGTGTCTTAAAATGTTTGTCCCGGTATCGCCAGATACCCATGCCTTATCAAAGTTGGTGACTAAATTTCCGACTGTATCAACCAGATTTGAAAATGTGATTAGTAAATCATCTGTTATTGCTTTCCCATATCCCTCTACGTTCCACACCTGCATGAATGATGCGCCCACATCACTTGCAAGTTGTTTAATAGCCGAGAAAGTATTTTGCAGTGATTTCATTACCTGCGGGCCATTTTCAAGCCATGATTCCTTGAGCGGGTCGAAAAGCTTTCCAAGCGTATTCTTTATTGCTTCTGCCTGCAACTTAATGTCATTGGATACTTCCTCTGTGGTAAACATATCCTCCGGCTTAAGTTCGTTCTTATCTTCTTTCTTTTTCTTCCCAGTTGTTATCTGTATCAGCTTATCAAATGGTGCTAATGCCTTTTCCGTTTCTTTGGCTGCATCTTTGGTTTCATCCTTCGTCTTGTCCAGGCTATCAGCATAATCTTGCTGTACCTTAACCGCTTTAACAAATGTATCCTTTCCGGTTAATGCTGCCAGCAGTTGCGCTGTCCAGGTAACGGCTTGGGATAGCAAATTGATGAACTGAGCCAGGGCCGGAGCTGCATACTCAACCAACGGGGAAAAGGCTGTGGCGAAAGAGTTTTTAAGCTGAGTCATACCGGACATCAGCATGGATAACGCCTTATTGGTATCATCCGAATACTGGGCCAGATTATCCATACCTTCTTTTAATCCGCTTGTTACTGCGGAAATGGAGCGGAATACAGTGCTAAATAAGATAGATGTTGCAAGCATTCGGCCCAACCCCATTCGTGCACCGCGGGATGCTTTCTCAGTACCTTTTAAAGATTTATTGAGCTTACTTCCACTTTTGCTTGCTTTCTTTTGTTCATTATCAACACCGAGCAATTTTTTCTTATAATCCTGCATTGCTTTTTTCGCCCGCTGCAATCCTGCTAATGCTTTGTCGTATGGTGCATCTCCAAGTCCATAACCAGCCTTTTCGGCGTAATACAATGCGTCCTTATACCGGTCCACTTCATCTTGCAAATTGCGTACACTCGGTGTAAGGCTTTGTATAGATTTCGAAGCAGATGAAAATGTATGTTTCATTATGCTTGGTATATCTTTAAAAGCCTGGGGCAGAAGCTTTATGTAATCCATCGTTCCAGACAGAGTTCTTTTAATATCTTCGCTTCCTGTTTTTGCACCATCCGTTTTGATTTTAGTATCTATTAATACAGTTCCATCAGGTTGCAAAAACATCACCTCACTTTAGCAACTCTGCAAAATAATCAAATTCTTCTTTAGATTTGTCAGTGGATTTTTCAAGTTCACATAGCTTTTTATTGTTCTGTAAAAACTCCTGCTCCCACTTTTCTAAGCGCTTCCCTTTTGACAGTTTCTGCCGGATAGAAAGGACCTGAGAAAACAATCCGTCCCCAATTTCCATGAACCATCCGTAGAAAGTCCACCAATGGATTATCTGGCATCCGCGTGTTTCAAACCCTGCAATTCTGTTAATCGCCGGGAAAATAATTCCTGCGTCCTGTTCCCAGTCAATTACACGCGGTGATGGAGTATCTTCATGCACCACACCACAGTCGATAAACCATAATGCTTTTTCTGCCGCTTCTGTCAAATCCTGCGGAGGCGGGATAATGGGCCAGTAAAGAATTTCAAGCATTGCTTGTGTTTTCTCTGGGTCAGATAATTCTTCATCTGCAAAAGCTGATAAAATATCTAATATTGCCCGGAAGTCCTCACGAATTTCATAATTTACCCCATTAACAGAGAGAGAATATGGGAGGGTCCACGCCGCATTCATTTTACGGGAAATGGGTATTTTCCAGGACCGGCATTATACTCTTGTGTATATTTTCCGGCCTTACTTTCCATTTCCGTAAAATTCTTACCAGTTTCCTGCTCTATGATTTTTTTGACACTTTCAAGGATTACCAGCGCCCAAGGGTCGCCGTTTTCCATAGGAGTAAATGGACTGGCGATTTTGAAGAAGCCAGAAGTATCCGCATTAAACAGATAATCAAATTTATCTTGCAAAGACTTTGCATATCTGTTGATTGTCTCTAATGAGAGTTCTTCTTTTTTCTTGCTATCGAGAGTTTCTTTTAATTCCCTCCACATATCCTCAAATGCTTTATACACATTCTGCTGCCGTTCGAATATGTCAAGGTCTGACGGGACAAATTTCAGAGTTGCCAGTATATCTCCGTGCTGGTCTGTGAAATCATAATATTTAACCGGACTTTCGATTTTTATTGGTATATTAGGCATTCTTGTTTCCTCCATTATTCTGATAATGATGCAGGTTCTGCGCTGTCTGCGGTAAATGTCATAGTTGACGGGTCCACTGCTCCAAGCGTCCTATCTCCTACGTAATGGACTGTATGGGTTGCCGAAACGCCTTTAAGTCCTCCGGCAAAATCTCCCAACTCGACCACGCCATCCTGTACCCAGGCACGCATCTTTCCGGTACTGTCGGTTTTGTATCGTTTTACGCAAAGATACTTCAAACGCAAATCAGACAACGTTGCCCTCTCTTCCATTAAGGTATCAATCTTCTGAGAGTACTTATTTTCCCCTGATATGTTGGTTGGGTCTACCGTCATGCTCTCTGCGTATCCGGTAATATCATAGTTATTGTTTCCAAGCACATCCTGACTTTCTTCTGTTTCTGGATTCATTGAAATAGGCATATCTTCTACACCTTTTCCGATAATCTCAATGGTGTCTTTTTTGATTGTTGATGCATTACCATCTGTTACCCAAAACACCATAAAATCTTTTCTTTTTGCCTCTCCTTCGGCGTATGTCCATGTCGCCACTGATTTTCTCCTTTCATGATAAAAAAATAGAGCCATAGCTTAAGGCTCTGCGTCTTAGCGTCTGGCTCTACCATCTTTCAAAATCATATTTATATTCTATCGATACCGGAAGTATCCAATCCTGCACACCACTTTCCTGCGGTTCCAGGCCATAAGAGTTATCACGGGTAACTTTGGTTATCTTCCTTCCCTGGGATAATGTGGGATAATTTGATAATCGTTGCTCACTCACATCAATCACAACCGGCTCCCGGCATAACCACTTTCCAAATGTATCAAGAAATTCCTGTATGCTCATTTTCTGGCGCTCTTTTGTGGATGATGTACGGTATATAATATAGAAAGGATACTGGCAGGTCTGGTGAACTCCTCCAATCACGTCCTCTGTTTCAGAAAAGATTAAAGCTCCGTTATCTGCCGAAAATGCAATTCCGTAATCTTTTTCTAGTTCTTCAAATTTAACAGCTTCATATTCATATAAACCTGGGAATTGATTAAGCAACGCCTTTACCGCGGTCGTTAATACATCATAACCGCTTGCATCTTTCCCGATTGGTTTTCGTTCATCACCCACGTTTTCCACCTCCAGCCGTTTTCTTGGCTTGCTTTATCCATGATTTACCGTCTGCTTTTTTGGCTGCATCAAACCATTTAGCCTGCGCCTTAGGATGCGCTGTTTTTGTATACTGTAAATCCTCTTTTGCTTTGGTTTTTCCTCCATATTGGCTTACTAATACCTTTTTAGTACCCTTTGTAGCCCAGGTACTACCAGTAACAACGCTAACCATAGTTTTACCCTGATATAAAAAACGACCAGCAGGTCCATAGGCAGCATACACTTTTCCAATCCCTTGTATTGCAGCACTTGCGGACCTGGTAACATCCACAAAATCGCCTGTAATCATAGGCATAAAAGGAACCATACTATTCATTACATTTCCGTCAAGTTCATATTGAGCATGCTGAAATTGTTTATCAAACCGGGATAATTTGAGCGTAATCTTTATCTCTCCATCAACAACGGAAAAGCCTTTAAAATGTGTTGTTTTGCTCGCCATATTATTTCCCCAATATCTCAAAGTGAGGAATCACAGAGTATGGACCTCCAACAGAGGATACCAAATATACGAAGTCATACCGATTATTCATATAAGCATAAAAACCTTCACGATAATCTTCATCGTTTACCGGGCCGTTATCCCATACCCCTTCCCAGAAAAAGCAATTATCCGATGCATCAAAGGTAATGGTATCGTCCAGCAAATCATTTACCTGTCTCATCCACTCCTTCGGAGGAAGCCACGGCAATTCTTTACCGTCAGTATCACGGATTATTTGTTTACCATCCTGTAATTCATAAGCTATGTGTAATTCGGCATTATCCGTGCTGTCTGGCCCATACTTTTTTAGTATTGCGCCTTTGTCGGTATTAAGGTCAACGCCTGATAATACATGGGGATACCAAATACCAACGCCAGTTGTGGATGATTCGTAGTAATTAAAAACTGTCACCGTGGCATTGTACATAAGGTATCCCCTCCGTTATTTATTCATCTGCTTATACATCTGGTTAACGCCTGTAGCTGCCAGACCAGACACAGCACCGACCGCCACAGCCGTGATATAGTCCGATGCCGGGAAATCTGGTATAGTTCCCATACCAAGCGCTCCCAGAACGCCACCCACAACAGCCATAATGACCGGTATCCATTCGTCCGGTATCTTCTTTGCCGCTTTGCATCCAAGACCAACCACATAGCTTAAAGCCACAATAGCCACACATGTTCCCAATGTCGTTATATCCATATCTACCCCATTCCGGCGTACAGCAATGGAACGCCATTATTATCTCTTACTCCCATCAGATACACCTTTGCAGTATCATACAGGGGATTATTTGTTTCCTGTTTATTCCCCGCCGCAGAATATATATCACTCCAGGCTTTAGCTCCGTTAGCTATTTCTGACGGGGATGCATAGCTGATTGATTCGGAACCGGATGACTTTGACGTGATAACGCCTGTGGTTGCGCCGCCGGTCCCGCTGGTTATACTTCCCGCGGCGGCAGATAGCGCCTGTTTTTCTGCCAGTTCCAAACCATACAGTTTATCAGCTAATGCACATACGGCTTTCTTGATTTTGGTTTGCACTCGTTCATTATCTGGGAGGCCGTCAACCAATCTGTCAAATGTTATTTTATCAAGGAAGTCGCTTGCCCGTTCTGCCTGCTTATCAAATGATTGGGAATCCGGTATGGAACTGCCGTAGTATTTTGTTGTGTAAAACTCATAGTCTGCATATGCCATGCCGGATTCTCCTTTCTTTAAGAGTGAGACGTTACATCGTCATTTCCAGATTTCAACGCCTTATAGGTATTGTCACACTCAACTACTGTGATATGATTCCCGGTCGTTGCCTTGATATCAGATTTACCGTCCCATGCTGTCCACGTCTTTACATTCTGACCATATTTCACTTCTGGAGCGGAATCAGTTGCCACTTTGTACTTGTACATGTGTCCTGTTTCGAGGGGAGGTTCAACGGTTAATTTTGTGTTTCCTGATGTGCTTCCGGCCGAAGAAGTTACCGTCAGTGTTCCAAGAACGGGATTATCAGTAATATCAACAACTGCGATTCCGTCAATATATTCTGCAAACAAGGTAAGTCCCATGATTGCAAATGCTTCGGAAACAGCGGTATTGTAATTTCCCTGCGTATGGAATCCGATAAGGTTTGTCTCCCCGGCTCCAGTGGTATATACAAGACCCGCCCGTGCAAAATCGCTCTCATTTGGGTCCACATAGTACATTACAATGTTTTCCACCGGTGTAGCTATTACCTTTCCTCTTGCAATCTCCGAATCGGACAGCAGGAAGATTGTGTTGAATCCCATGAAATCCTTAAGATACTGGAAACCAAACTGATTCTGCACGGTGATTTCAGCTGCGCCCAAGTACTGATAAACATCCAGAATATTTACAAATCCAACCACACCTGTAACATTCCGGTGCATCTGCTTGAATTTGTTTTCTACCATTCCTTTTGCCATAGCAAGGGCCATCTGGAATGTAGTTTCCGTTCCAGTAAGTGTACCAGTATTCAGATATGTATAGAATCGTTCTGTTACATTCGACTGAAGCTGGAACAAAAATTCATCGTCTGTCATCTGAACGGCATTTTCATAGCCGTGGTCTTTAATTGCTTCAATGGAAACGGCCTTTGCATACTTCTCTATGGTCATCTCCGCATATGTCTTTTCCTTTACCGTAAATTTGCTGTAAGGGATTTCCTCTCCTTCGCCTACAGCACCGCTCTGTAAAGTTCCTTCTGCATATTTGCTTTTCAGCACCGCGCCCGGTGTTTTCTTGATAGGACGCATAATCCCCAGGATATCCCGGAGGTGCTGCCAGTTCCGTTCAAACCGGGTCACAAAATCAATTTCTCGCGCTGTTACCTGTATGTCCGCGCTTGTGATTATATTGGCTTTTGCTGCCATTACTGTTCTCCTTTACCGAATAAATGTAGGTTACTGGCGATTGCAGACTGGCGCTCAGACGGGTCTTTAATCGCTTCAATATCCTTTCGTGTCATAGTTCCTGGCGTATTCTGCTTACCTACTGGTGCGGTAAACCTCGCCATGTTCTGCTGTACCTGCTGCTGTGCATCATCAACAAAAGCCGAAGCATCTTTTTCTTTCATTTGAGACAAAAGGTCATTCAGCCCCAGAATTTTACCATCTTTCAGTTTTAAACCGGCCTCTTTTACTTCTGCCATAATTGCACGTTTAGCCGCTTCGCTGGAAAACTTAATACCCTCAAATTCCGTTTTCAGAGCGTCCGAAAAGTCACGCGCGTAAAGCTGCTCCTGGGCTTTTTTCTCGGCTTCCGTAGCTTTCTGTTTCCAGTCAGATATTTCCCTCTGCATCGTCTCCAGGTCAACCCCTTCAAAGCCTTTCAGCGTTGCTTCTGCTGCTTCTGCTTTTTCTTTCCAGGTATCCCGGTCCGCGCTCAGATTGTCGTTTTCTTTCTGCAACTTTTTGAGGTCTTTCCCATTTTCAGCCATGACAAAAGATATCTGTTCCTCTGTCAATCCCTGTGCTTTTAATTCTTCGGTTTTCATTGATGATTCTCCTTTTCCGTTATTAGGTTATTTGTAGGTGTGTAACCGTCCACCAACGGTTGCCATTTTGTAGGACTTGACTTGTCCAAAAACGCACATGCCGGAAATTGCATCCGCTTTTCAACCTCCAGGCTGTTCACGCTATGCGCTAGAACCTGTTTCTTTTAAGGACATGTGCTATAGGAGGGAGGTCAATATAAAGAAAGAGCCAAACAAACTCTTGCATCTGTTTGGCTCTGCGTCTGGCGTCTGGCTCTAAAGTTATGTTGCAGGTGATAAACCACTTTTATCTAAATCACTTGCTTTTCCTTTTGCAATATTCATTATGGATGTATTCTTGCATACAGGGCAAAATACGGGAAGGTTTTTCGCAACCGTATCTGGTCGTATTTTAGTCCGAGTTTTATTGTTACATATAGGGCAGTACACCCAACTGTCTTTTACCATGTTTTCACCCTTTTTTCACCCTTTCTGCTTATTCCTACTCCCATTTTACCGTATTCGCAAATAATAATCGTCCCCACATTTTTCAAAGGCGGCAGGATTTTTCCTACCGCCAATGTGTTACACCATATTGCGTAACTTCTCAATATATCTCTTCATGGTTTCTCTTTCTTCCCGGCAGTCAGCATCTTTCGACATTTCGCCTAACTCTTCTGTCAGTTCGTCCATATGCTCTTCCAAGGCTGCAAGCATACGGCGCTTGCAATCTTCATCTTTTCCACCACTTCTGTAGCTCTGCTTCTGATTCATGTAGTCATCATAGGCCGGACCGGTCGCACGGCTGTAGTGTCCTCTGACGTAATGTTTTCCGCGTGTGCCGCGATATGAGCTGTCATTATCATAGTCCTGTGACATTCCATCAGCACGGCTATAACGTCCCATGCTGTCGCGCTTGCGACGCGCTTCGCTGTATTCTCCGCCGTCCATTTCGTCCATTACCTGATTGTAGTACTCTTCTTTGCACTTCCAGTACTCCACATTCTCCATGTCTTTCCACATGTCAATCAGTTTGTATGCGTTTTCAAGGTTGCTGGTGTTAAGGCCCTTCTCCGCAATATTGTCCAGCTCTTCGTGGATTTTTTGCATTAATTTATAACTCATAGCCTTACCTCCTTAACCTATTCTGCTAACAACAAGGTTAGCGTCTGATACTGTCGCCGCTGCGGTTCCAACGTTTTTCACCGACAGGGTAGCACAACATGGCTTGCACACTCGTACTTCTGCAGTTGCTGCTCCATTGATTGTTGCGCCGGCGGCAACTGTGTTCTGGATTCTTGCACCGGGGATGCCTTCGCCGTCCTGCTGCACTTCAAAAATAACGTCACCTGCTGCGGCTGCGGAAAAGTTTCCGTTAAAGCCTACACGGTACAGGCCAGGAAGTAAAACTACTCTCCCAGAAAGTGGCTCATGTCTTATGTTTGGACAATTGCAAGAATATATCCGGTTTGCTGCAAACAAAACACTTGCATTGACTTCAACGGTCTGTGTACCAGCAGTTACAAAATCTGCCATAATAATTCCTCCTTATATGCACAGAAGGGCAAGCCTGTGCCTACCCCTCCATGTGTGTAATACTACTATTCAGTAGACATGTCCTTTTCGGACAAGATACGCAATATGCGGTTGTTCTGGTCGATAATCTTTTCCATGTATTCTTTATTTTGCTGTTGAAGCGCTTCCATAATATCATTATTGGAAGCTTCTCCTAAAAGCAAAAACACATCAATCATTTGTAATGCTGTTGCATATAGGGCAAGATTATCGTAAAACTGCTCGTTCCGATTTAGCATCCGCATCCATTGTTGCATCCACAACCGCAGTTAGATGCGTATGGATATGGTGCAGGGACCGTGTAAGACGGTACAGGCTGCGGCTGACGAAGCTGTGCAACGATAGTGTTACCAACTGCATCAATAAAGCCGTTCTGGGCAGTCTGGCTTGCCTGGAACCTAAGAGTCTGATTTTCTGCCTGGAGGCTGGAAATCTTATCCTGAGTCAGGAAGTCAAGGATAGCCCTGGTGTTGCTGTTATTATTGTCCAGGATATCCCTGGTTGCAGTCTGAATGGTATTTCTGGTGTCGCAAGACTGTGTAGCCAGATTGTAGTTTACGCCATCAATAGCGCGCTGTGTCTGGCAGCAGCAATCCTGGAGCTGATAGCCCATCTGGCATAAGCTACGGTCAACACCGTTAAATCCGCTGGTAATAGTGTTGTTCAGAGCGTATGTGCTGTCACAGATACCTTGCTGGATACCTCTAATTCCGTTTTCTATACCGTTCAAAGCAAAACCCTCATTGATATCTGCTCTGGTTGCAAGACCCTGGAGTCCCGCTCCATTTGCACCGTTGCCGCCGAAGCCATTGCCCCAGCCTCCCCCGGCGAACAGGAAGAGAACGATAATCCAAATCCAATCGCCCCACATACCATCACCATTTCTGTTATTTCCGTTTCCTGTAGCGGCTGCAATGTCCGCTAAAGAGTAACCACTTTCCATAAAATTTACTCCTTTTAAAATATATTTACAAAATCATGCGCATTGATTTATGTACTATTTTTTCATTCCGCCAAGCATCTGCTGAAACTGCTGGGCCATCTGCTGTGCTTGATTAAGCTGGTCCTGGGTAATCTGCCCCGACTGTAGCATTTTCTGTACTTCTTCCTGGGGATTACCTTTAAAGTTGTTTTTAAATTCCATAAATTTCTGAATCATTTGCATTGGGTTATTTCCGCCTCCCATTCCAGGCATCATGCCACCCATTGGTGAACCGCCGCCCAACATGCTAAATAATGGATTCATATATTATTTCCCCTTTCCGCTTGGAGCTGTGCTGGATTCTAAAAGGCCGTACAATTCATCATATTTTGCCTTTAAATCCTGATACTCGTTTCTGGTAACATACTTTTCATCCAGATTTTCAGCCGGTACAGATTCTTTTTTCTGACCATTGACAATCTCTTTATATTCAAAAGTGCGAAGCGTTGGCATTCCTGCCGCATCGGTCGTCTTAATGTAAAAATACTCATTTTCGCTGTCCATCAGCAATATAGATGTGCTGGGCGCTACTAAATATGACTTTGCCCCGGCCTCTCCCTGTACCCATAAGATACCCTGATTCGTCTGAGGAACCTGCGGAACTTGCGTCTGCTGTTGCATCTGATATGGTGCCTGTAGCTGTTGCAATCGGTCCATAGGTGGTTGCATCTGCGGCTGATATGGGTATGCATTTGGATATGTATTCAGATAGTTTGGATTGATAAATGGTTGCGGCATTATATCCCCTCCGTTCTTTTATAATCCAATTATCCCATAAAAAATAAGCCTCTGACAGTTCGTCAAAGACTTATAAAAGTATCATGCAAGTATCAGCATACTCTAATTATTTTATTGTTGACTTTTCGGCTCAATCTCTTGGCTGTGGATACACTTACATTCATTAGTTCAGCGCAATATTCCAAAGGATAATTTTTAGCCCGGTACTCAAACAGCGCCCGTTCTTCATCCGTAAAGTTACAATATGTACGAAAATAATTTAGTTCTGGCACTGTAAAGTCATATACCTTCAAAGCAACGCTCCTTAAATACCCTCTGACAAATGCTTTATCATAGCTTCTTTGGTTTTTTTTAAACCCTCTATGTTGTTACCGGTTATACGATTATCAATTAATGCTATCATTCCCTGGCATAAAAGAGATTGCATATCTCTTATTTCTTGGATAGATTTATAATCCTTTTCCACATTTATTTCTAATTTATCCACTCTGTTTTTTAGCTTAAATGCCGGGTGAAACAATTTATATATTACGGTTCCTGCGCCTCCAAGAGTAATAAGCCAACCACATACAACCATAATAGAGTTTAATGTTTCCATAAGTTATCGCCTTTCCCAGTAGTATATTGGTATCTCCTGCCCACTGTCCCATGTGTCCCAGTAATAACCATCCTGCACACACACCACATGCCCTGTAATTGCTAATATGTATGTTCCCGTAGGATTATCCTGACAAAAATTCTCGACCGTGTATATATCCTGTCCATGGTCATCCACTATGTACCGTTTGAATCCATTCTGCCGCAAGTAGGACCCCCATACATGGTTTGCAGACGGCATATCAGATAAAGCACAGGCGCAAACGGTTACACCTGCAAATACCGTTTCCCAGTCGCTATCTAGGGCTTTGGTTATAGCCCGGATTGGGCAATCCCCCACACGCTGATTGCGTGGATTAGGATTGAATAGTTTCCATCTGCTCATTCTTTTTTTCCTTTCGCATTCTGATACCGCCGCGCTGCGCCCCTAGCCTTTGCCGCCTGCTCCCGGTTCCATCTGGCAATCTGTAACCGTTCTTGCTGGGTGCGCAAGTCGTTCGTTTTACAAAATTCGTTGTATGCCTTATTCTGCCGCTGTAACAGATATGATTTACGGTCAAGTTCAAGCTGCATTTCAAATTTAGCCGGTTCATCCTTGCACTTATCTACTGCCTCTTGCATTCCCATGACTTCACGTTTGGTCTTTCTGATTCGCCGTTCAAGTGTTCTCTGTCGTTTTTCTAATTGCTCAACCTTATAGTTGTCTGCGGTCTGGATGTCTTTGTACGGATTGTTTACCCCGTCCCCGCTTCCAAAACTATGGCGGCAGTTCCATCCACACAACCCTTCACCTGTTCCGTATCCAGTCTGGGAAAATGGAGGAAAGCGCCTATCACTTCCGGTCCTGCTATAAAACTGCCCTTGCCACCATAAATGATTTCCTGGATTCTGACCACCATCCCCCGTTCTGGCTCCGATGTGTGCTGACACCAGTATGATATCCCAGTTCATTTCCTCCATGCGCTTAATCGAGATATCGCCTGTAGCCTGGGCTACCCCGGTGCGTACCGCGCGTGCCGTAGCAGTTTCTATGGTATCTTTGTGTCCCGATGGATATTGTACTATCACTCCACCAGATACTACATTATCAACTGCCTCTTTGACGGCCCGTGAATAGCTTACAGCGCCGCTCAACACCTTATTGTAAGCGAGGTCACATTCGTTCAGAAAAAGCCTCTGTGCGGCCTCTGCGGTGGTTCTGGTGTAATTGTTCCACTCGCCCAGTGTGGCCCTGTAATTCCGCTCCATCAGCCGGATAAGCGCCGGTGATTGTGTCAGCGGCATAGGGGACAAGCCGGCGGCCTCATATATCTTATGGTCGTATTCCAACGCCTTTATGCCGGCCTCCTCCATAGCCGCCTTGATTTCTTTTTCCTGCCGCTTGGTGTATTTGGATAACTCTGCTGTTATATCCTCTAGCAAATATCCTGCATCCTGCAATATCTGTATACGCCATCGGTCAGAGGATGTAAGCAGGTAATCATATCCGCGCCCAATACGTATCATCATGCGGTCTATTATGTGACGGATAATGTATGTATGGAGTTGTGAGGCTATTTCTTCGCTTCCTTCTTCGATTCTTGCAAGGTACTCAGGGCTTAACATTTACTCTTCCTTCTTTCCCTTATGTCTAATCGACCATTCAAATACTTTCGGGGCAAATGGACCAAGTGGTATATTGAATACTATCCAAATTAATAAGCTTCTCAATTTATTCCTCCTCAAACATCCTAGGTCCATCCTTCGGCTGTGCTTCCTTTACCATAGCTTTTGCATCTTCTTCAGATAATCCTTCAAACTTCCGAAAATACATCCAGGCCGGCACCTTTCCCTGCACAACATACTGCCACCATCTTGCCCGGTCCTCTTCACGGTTGTATGTAATGTCCCCAAAATCATATGTTATTTCGTAGTTTCCGGCTGGTGCCAGTCCGTACAGGTCAGCATATACATTGAGCGCATATATTGCCCCGTCAAGACAACTTTCCAGTTTGTCGCGCACATCCTTGATTAGCTGTATGGTTCTCCTGTCGTCAGCCTCTACCTGTGTGGCTGTGACCATTCCTGTTTTTTCATCAAGCACAAAATACCCATTGGAATATCCACACTTAAATCCCACAAATGAGAGTAGGTTGTTTATTCCGGTAATTCTGATATCAGTATTCAACGATGGAACAATCTCCTGATAGAAAGACTCTGTTCCATTTCCAAATACATTTTTAACATAATGAGGAAGCTTTTCATTGCTCATGCCAGCATAACGACCTTTAATGTTTGTACCGCTTCCAAACATCAGCTGGTCGTCTGCCAATATAATCTTCTCACTGTCAAATATTTCACCAACATTTCGGCTGTATGCTATATCAAGGTCTTTTAATTCCTCGATTGCTTCTGCGAACATTGGTAATCCCAAAGGTGATGAAATATCCACATTGTTAGCCTGTGGAGTACGGAGTACGCCAAACATGGGACCATCCAGTTTTCCTCTGTTTGATTTTAAAATTGGCGGGGTTTCCGACATAAGGTCGGCCCATTTAGTTCTGTTTAATGGAATAGGTTCGCCTAAACTGTTTGCCGAACTTGAAACATAGGCTTTATTGGATATGTAATAGGGGTAATAGTTATTGTCTCCATCTTTGACCTCAACAAACCTATGATATTCAAACCGGGTGTAATATTTCTTGTTTTCGCTGTAGCTATCCTTAAACACAATCCCATAGATACCATCATTGTCGCAGTCTGTAATAATAAAATTTTGCGGTGTGAATATGTCCAGTCCCTTACCATTGGGTTTGAGTATGATTGTGCCGTAGGCCATACCATATTCTACCCAGTGCCTAATCTGGAAATATATCTTATCAATCTGCTCCTGGAGCCATGTCGCCCGCGCACTCCCATCAATCTGTATCCCAATAGCCAACGTGGCAAGCCGGGCCGTCTCGGAGCATATAGCCTTTGCAAAATTGATTGTCTTAACGTTATCGTCAGCATTCACCCAATAGGGAGTACCCCGGTAGATATTGGCGCACTCTGCAATCTTGCTTTCCATCTCCCGGGATACCACTGATTCAACATTAAAATCCTCTTCTGCCTGTCGTTTGAATATCATTCCTATCACCTTTTTAGCCCATGTTATTAGTCCCATTTACTCACCTTATAACTTGCTTTAACTTTTCTATGCACTTTTTGCAGAAATGTATATCTCCCGCAATATCGGTTGCACATTTGCTACATATGCTCTTGTCGCATGTATTAGTAAACCACCTAAAGCTATTTTCATAATCAGTACTTCCATCTTCATTTTTCAAATGGAATGTTCTCATTCTTCCTGTCGGCATATCACAAAGGAATTCCGCTTTATTCTTACGGCATATCTGGCATCGTTCATTTGCTGGAAGTATTTTTACAATTTCACTCACTATTAATACCCGCCCTCGTTCTCGCAAAACCATTCTTTCAATTCAACATGCGCTTTTGCAAAACACAATTCCATATCACAATCCTGCACGTTCAATATTTCAATGTCTTTTCCACTTTCTCCACACCCTTTTTTCCAAATGTGAATACCCCAATCTGTAATTTTTGAATAATATATATTCATATGCATAGGATACTTGTTTACTTTATCATCGAAAAACTTTAAAAAATCACTCATTATGCACTGTTCCCCCTTCTCATTGACAACGGGCTTGTGGCATAACGAAGAGCGTCAATCCAGTGATTATCGTGGTCCGGGTAATTGTCAATTGCTTCTCCGTTTTTATCCACATCATGTTCATATTCCACAAATTCTTTATACGCTTTTGGCGTTCTTGCAGGGTCTATAACAATAGTTCTGCATTGTAGCCATTCAAATGTACGCCTTACACTTCCAGGTCCTACGATAGCCATTCTGGCGGGTAATCCTGCATCTCTAAAATCATTTGTATGTTCTTTTTCATCAGCTCCACAGTAAATGGTATAATCATCATATCCTGCATCTAAAATCTTTTGCGCCATTTCTGACACACGAATAAGCGGACCTCCCATTTCGTCAATGAGCATAATTTTTTCTGTTGCATGACTATATGAACATCGTATAAAGGCTTTTGGGTCTGGCTCCCATCCCCAGTCTTGTCCTTGGTATATCTTTTCTTGCCTTTTAATTTCTTCGTCTGTTATGGTTCTTATTTCTAAATACTTAAATATCTCTGTTCCAAGTCCAATAGGTATCCCAAGATATTCATGTTTATATGCTTCTGGCTTTGCTTCTTTAAGATGCTCTGCTTCTTCTATAAACGGCTTTTCAAGCCAGTCCTTCGGCACACTTAAATATGTACTGTGATGTACAATCCTGTTTTCCTTTGGTTCCGCTGCATAGTTATTAGCCCAATTTGATTTACTAATTGGAGGATTAAATGATTCAAACATAAATCCAAGTTTTCCACCTCTTAAGGCAGACTGTCGAATACTTCTCATTTCTTCCGGTCCGTCAAATTGGTCTAATTCTTCTAGCCACAGACAGCCAATATATCCAAATTCTGGCGTAATTGATTTTATCTTTGTAGGGTCGTCTGCACCACGAAAATATATTTTTTGTTTTGTGGACTTAAGTGTAATTTCATACGGGCTAACTGTAGAATTAAATTCTGCATCAAGCCCTTGCTTCTGTATAGCCCACTTTATTTTTGCATATACACTATCCTTTATAGTTCCATATACCTTACGGCATACAAGCGCGTGAACATCGTGATTATTCTTTAAAATCTCAATAATCATCATTGCAATTACTGATGATTTGGCTCCTCCACGTCCACCCTTAAAAGTAAATTCTGTGTATTCTTGGTTTCTTATTTTTCTAACAGTAGGATGAAAGTTATCCGGTATATTATGTAAATCAAGATGATAATTTTTTGCATTTCTTGCTGCTTCTTCTTGTTTTTTACGTTCATCCTCGGCTTCTTTTATTCGTAATGCTTTTTCCAGGTCACTTGCAGCCTTAAGCTTATCTATCGTTGCTACATCAAGGTCAAACTGGTCCTTTTCTTCTCCTCTTACAATCCTACTACGAAACTCTTGTATTTCTTTAATAGAGCATATACGTTCGGAGTCAATTTGTGATTGGCGTTGAGCTATATAAGCAGAAACGTCTGGTTTCTTCAAGTTCTCGCTGCCTATTTTTGCTGCTGTCTTTTTGCTATATCCAGCTTTGACAGCAGCTTCAGTTACTTTCCCGCACTCTATGTAATAATCTGCAAACGCTTTCTGCTTCGGTGTAAGCTCCACTTAATCGCCATCCTGTTCTATATCACTTTCAAGCCATCCAATTAATTGTTCTTTTGTCCATGCGACAGATGCACTTTCTCCAATATTCATAATTATATCGGCAGCTGATTCTATATCGGAACATATTTTATCAAAATTAGTTTTTATTATTTTTCCCATCCCTTCACCGCCTCCCATATCTCCTGCAAGCACTTCACAATCTCAATCCCCGATGCACTCCGCAGTATTTCATAATCCCTTGTTTTCCACTCCCCATGCTTATCCTGCTGCAGCACAGGGGTGGTTAATATCCATATGGTTATCATGCGCCCCTGTTCCTCGCTGTAGAATTGATTGGTGGATATCTTGATTACAAGTCTGGTCTGCAATATGGCACGCTGGAGCTTTTTCATAATCGAATTAAGATTCATCTTTTCTTTTTGCCTCACGGTATTCTTTACATACTTCCATATGTGAACACCATACGGTTGCTGTTGTTTTTCTCGTAATATTAGAATCCATCATGTTTCTATATAATTCAGTTTCATTTTCGGCTTTTGCATTAATATGAAT